TAGAAAGAAATTGGTATTGTTGGTGTGCATCTGATAACTGTATTGGCTCTATAGTAGCTTGACTATCTGTATTGTCATTGAATGATAGTATAAACTTACCTGCATTACTTGATCCACTAAACTTTTGTGATATTTTCTTTTCTATTAATGCTCTTTCTTCTTCATTAGGTATACCATTGTTCATGTTTATAATCATAGATGGAGACATACCATTTAATATATTATTCATGTGAAAGTTAGAGATCTCTCCTTCTAGTTCTGCATACTGTAATCCACCAGTATATGCAGGAGGACTGTAGTAATAATAACCTGCTTTGTAAGGTTTTATAAATAATATTTCTCTAGGTTCTTTAGATGTCCCAAATGCAGGTATTCTAGTAATATCAGAAGATGCTTTATACTCACTCCAATCATGAAAATAATAGTATGCTTCAATTTCTCCTGATTCACCTGATTTTTCAGCTCTAATTGTCTCTACAGGCATGTGTTCTACCTGTACTATCTTCTTTCTACCTTTTCCATATATTATTTGTAGTGCAGCACCACCCATTAGATAGTAGTCATATATTACTTTTCTAACTACATCTTTTTTTAATAGGCTTAACATTTGTGCATATTGATCAGGCTTAGTATTAGAATCAGTTGCATCTAATCCTTTACCATAAATCATTTCACTAATACCATTAATACAGGCATGATTTGTAGGTGAACCATTATATAGGTCAATTAGATATTGATAATAGTTATTATCCTCACCATACATTACAAAATCTTTTCTTGGATCTTCTATAATTTTAGGAGCTGTATAAGCTGCTAACTCTACTACTCTAATATCTCCTTCAAATTTTGGTCTCCTATGTTGTCTACTCATAATTATGCATTATATACTTTATATTTATTTGTTCCTGCTGTAGTGTGTTTATACACACCTTTATCTACATCATAATATTCATTAGCACCTTGTGATAATGTTTGATTTGTACAGAATAATCTGTCTTTATAAATTACTATTTCTTTAGGCTCTCTTACTGTATCCCAATTACCTGTTGTTTCATTCCAAGTATCTGTTGCAAAATTCCATGCACTACCTGACCTTGTTATTCCTTCTTCCCAGTTTACAGTTGTTAAATTCCAAAATTGATCTACTACATCCCAGTTAGATCCTATAGATATAACTGTAACTTCATAAAATTTATCTTCCTGTAATGTTAATGCTACATTAATAGATGCATAACCACTTAGCTTGTTAATTGCTACATTGTTGTTTTGCACAATACCTGTTTCTTCATCTTTTACTTCTAACCTTGCATTTATTGCAAAACTTCTAGGAATAAATGTAAAACTTTGTGCAGATACTGCATCACTTAAATATATCATACTTATATAATACTCTTTTGATTGTTTTTTATAAAGTGTAAAGTTTTTTAAAAAAAAAGGAGACCTTATAGATCCCCTTTCATAGAAAAACACTTAACTATTATGATGTCTGCTCAATTAAGCAGTAGGAAAAGTACTTATTTGAGTTGCACTTGCATCAGCAGTTACAACTGTACTTGTTATAAAGTCAGGTGGTGATGTTTCTAGTGCTTCAAAAGTAAGATTAAATCCATTAAAATCACCCATGTTTGCACCAACAGAGAAATTACCAGTAGTAAGCTCTGCTCCATTCACCTTCCCAACTACTAAATGATTATCATCTGCATCTACCACTACAATGTGTGGTCTACCTACAGCTAATAATTTAATTTGTTCACTTGTTGCTCTATCATAATATTGAAGTTGTAGTGTTAATGTTTGTGTGTAAAAAGTAGTTCCATTTTCTCTTGATGATGTTACAGTACTATCTAAATTAGATGTACCTCTTACATCAAATTGATACCATGTTGGGCTACCACCTAAAGCAGAAATTAATCCTGCTGATTCAGTTACAGCTCCAAGTGTACCAAAATCTGCAAAGTATACAGTTTTAAGAGATCCTGATTTATTTTTACAAGGTACTTGTCTACCTGATGTTATTGCACAACTCATATTATTTTAAATTTTTTAAAGTATGGGGAGGCTTTCACCTCCCATATACTAGTTAATTATACTTATTACTCTATTATGAATAGAAAACTATCTCAGCACCATATCCATACTGAATACCATATGCAAATCTTGAAACAAATCTTGCATTTTGATCTCCTAATGTTTCTGATGTGTCAATTACTCTTACCTCATTCATGTCTGATACTAAGTTAGTACCAAAGTATAGGTTAGATTTTTGTGCTAGTGCAGCAGTATCATCAGATAGACCATTTGCTAAGAATAGAGGAATACCATCAAATGTTAATGGAGTATTCATATCATACCACATGTTCACTCTGTTTTCATAACCACCACCTTGTGCAGCTAAAGCTCTAACATATGCTTTCATCATGTTTCTAGAGACATATAGAGTTAAATCTTCTTTACCATATACTGTATTTGGTGCAGCATCTAAGATCTTACCAAGCTCATCAATTACATTGGATGCAGTAACTGTAGTTGCTGTAACATCAACAATGTCAGAATCAGCTGCCCATAATACTTCAAATCCATCAATCTGTCCTGCTGATGCATTTGCTCCTTGCCATATTGCATTTTCTACTGATGCAGAAATTTGATCAGCAAAGTTTCCAATGATGAAATCACCAAATGATGCAGGCATATTCTTGAAAGTAGATGCACCTAGCTCAGCAGATTCCCAAGAATCAACAAATTGCTTAGTACAGAACTTTACATTTACTTGAAATTCCTCTAGTGTGATGATTCTTTCACTTATTGCTACTGTACCTGCATCTGAAAAATCACAAGTTGCATTAGCTATTAAGCCTGAGACATCCACTTTTTGGATAACACTTTTGTGTTTTACATTTGGCATGATAGTCATTCCACCATTTGCCAAAGTTGTACCCTCTAGCAGAGCAGCAGCTATATATTTTTTAGCTGATTCTCCTGCATAAGTAGTAGTTATAGTAGGTTTACTCATTTTCTTTAATTTTTATTTATTTAACTTAATTTTCTCATGATTCTATCAAGTCTAGTCTCAGTTCTCTGAGATGCAATATGATAAAAGTCATCATTTGATTTATTTTCTGGAGAGTGTTTTAAAGGCTCTGCATCAGGTGTTTCTGATAACTCCTCTTTTACTTCACTAAGCTCCACTTCTTTGCTTTTCAGCACATCACTAAGGTTTACTTTTAAATCTTCAACCATAGCTTTCAGTTCATCAAACTGCTCTTTAGTAGCAAATTCTGTAGTTAATTCCTCAGATGTTTCTTCTTGTTTTGCTTCAACTTCTTCTTCCTCAGCAACTGGTTCCTCAGCAGCATCAGCAATACTAGCAATCACACCTTCTTCTTCAACTACAACTGATCTACCATCTTCTAAAGTATATTCACCAACTGGCATAGGCACTCTATCATCTTCTGTAACAATAAAGACTTCTCTACCTGCTGCAAATTCTTCAGCTTCAATGACTGTTCCATTTTCTAAGTTCATAGTTGCCAAAGTAACTTCTTCTGCTTTGACTTCTACATCCTTAACTTCATCTTTTGATAATTCCATACCTAAGATATTTTTAATTTTACTTAATGTATCAGTTGCTTTCATAATCATATAATTATATTGAACTAAAAATTTATATATTTGGTCTAACTTTCTGTTTTACCTACCCCTTGTGCAAAGATAGTTCCATCACAACAATCAGGATGGTATGTATTATCATCACACAAACATCCCTTAGTAGACCTTATAGGACTTGTATATGATGGTGCAGGATTTTTTCTTCTTTTATTTTTTTTCATCTTCCTTGACCTCTGTATTTTTTTAAGTAGTGTTTGCTAGATTTTAGTTTACTACTTTTAGTTTTAGCATGTACCCCTTTTCTTCTAACTTTAGGTCTCTCTATTTTGACATGAATTACCCTTCTTGCCATTATCTTTTCTTCTTTTTCTTCTTGTGTTTATATTTGTTTGGCATAATTATCTTCTTATTGGTATACAATTAGGAACTCTTTTCCCATTTTTTATTTTAAATCCATACATTTCATAACCTGCTGTACATGGTTTTTTTAATGTATGTTGAAAACAAGGCATAAACCACTCTTTTCCATCTAGCTCATGCATATGGTAACCCTCACATCCAATATTTCTAGCCATTTCCTCTGCTTTTTCAACAGAAGAATATGCTAATCTATCATCAATTATTGCAAAGTCATCATCAACTACAATAGTTTCAAGCTCTAACTCTCCTAATTCTCTTAGTTTGTTTCTGCTCCATCCTAATGCTGCTAATCCACCCCACAATAGGTATGATATATTAGCACATGCCTCTGAATCATTCTCATTCTTTCTGTACATATCTTCTGCTCTAGATAGATAGCTGTACATTCTTTTTATTGTACTTACAGTTATATTCTTTTTTTGTGCAAGTTGTGTAGCTCTAATCTTACCTACATCTGTTGCACATCTGTTGTTTATCTTTTCATTTAGCTCAATACCCTTTTTTGCATTGTTTGCTACACCATCAGGATAGTCATTAAAGCTCTCTAATTCAACTTCTTCTTCATTTATAGCTTTTTCTATCTCTGACAATAGATACTCTGCCTCTGCTGCCTCTAATTGGCTTAAAAAGTCATCTATAGCCTCTTTAGGTCTTTCACTTTTGTCTGCAAAATAGCCTTCTATAGAAAATCCTTTAACTACACCTTCTTTTACATAATCTTTCCAAACTTCATCACTATCTACTCTTATTGCACCCATCCATGTGCCTACTGGTACTTCTTTAGTGCTTTCATATAATCTACTCTTATCATGTACTTCATCTTGTACTATCCAACTTTCTACAAGTGTTAGACCTTTTAAACTGTACTGATGCTCTAATGTAGCATTACCTTGATTACCTTCTTTAAGATACATTTGACTTGCTTTTTCTACAGTCTCTTTAGAAAAGTATATATAGTAATCTTCTTCTTTTCCATTTCTTAAAATAGGTTTATTAGGTATTAGTATAGGTCCAAGTAGTAATCTTTTGTCTTTAGATACCTCAGCTAACTTTATTTCTTGTTGATCTTTTAATGCTACAAAATTGCTTTGTATTGCAGGATTCTCTACAATAGAAATTGCATCTATTCCATTAAACTCTTGATCCTCATCTAATATTAATTCTACAATCCTCATATTATTATAATTATTTACTTATTATTTTTTTTAAATTCCTGCTGTTGTTATTGTATTTCTATCTAACTCTTGTGCTGTTGTAACATCACCTGCTACTACAAATGCTTTAACAGGTCTATCTTGTCCTGCTGCTATAGCTTCTGTTAATTGATTTATAGGTGATGCACCTACAACATTAAATTGTGGTGGCTGTATTATTTGTGCAGGTGGTGTAGCTCCTGTTGCTCCAGTAACACCTCCTACACTCAATACTGGTATTTGTGTTTGTTTAATAGCTCTTACTTGTTGGAAACCTGTAGCTAATACTGCTGCAACTCCTGCTATTTTACCAAACAATGTTTTTTCTGTTGCTAATACATCTGCTGCACCTACATAAGTAGATATAATAGCTTGTGCTATACCTAATGCTTTAGCTGCATTAGAACCTTCTGATGCTATACCTATACCTAATGCTGTAAATTTAAGTAGTGTGTCTACTTTAAACTTTTCACCTTGTTCTACTATTTCACCAGTATCTTCTTCACCTTGTGCTGTAATTTGTGCAATAGCTCTAGTTCTTGCATCTTCTAATGCTGCTGTATCTCTACCAAACTTCTTTGCTTGTTCTATAAGAGCATCATACCTTTCTTGTGTTTTAGTAATTTGCAATTCTTTTTTCTCATCTTCATTAATAGCTAATGCCTCTCTTTCTGCTAACTGAAAAGTTTGTAGTGCAGCCTCTTGTGCTTTTATTTCAGCCTCTGCTGCTTTACTTGCAGCTTCATTTGCAGCTTTCTCCTCATTCTTTAATGCTATGATTTGACCAGTTACTTCTTTTTGTTTAGATAATCTTGTTGTTTCTAAAGTAATAAGGTCTGCTCTTAATTGTGCCTCCTCTTGCAAATCTTCTTTAGTAGATCCTGATAATTTGTTTTCTTCAACCTTAGCATTTAGTCTTATACCTGTTAATGCTATTTCTTTCTTTGTAATTTCTTCATCTAATGCACTAGCTTCTTGTAAAAACCCTATTCTTTCTTCTGTACTAAATCTTTCTCTATCAACTGCTTTTTCTAATAACTCTGCTCTCTTTCTATCTGCCTCAGCTCTATCTACAAGTAACTGTCTTTCTATTCTATCTGCTTTAGCTCTTGCATCTGCAAGTTGTCCTGCAATCTTTATTTCTTTTCTAGTCTCCTCACCAAAGTTTTTAACTCCATCTACTGCATCTCCTAAATTACCTTTTAAATCATTAAAGGCTTCTGATACTGCACCAAAATCACCTTTAAAGAAATTTAGAAGTATTTTACCTGCATTTATAACTGCACCACCTAGATCTGATAAAATATCTAGAACATTACCAGTTACAACTGCAATTTGGCTCATTATTCTAGCAAATCTATTTTGACCTTCTTCTGAATTTTGGAAAGCAGCAGTTACTGCACCTATTGCAAGTGCAAATGCACCAATACCTGTAGCAATCAATACACCTTTTAGAGTTCTTAAACTTCTAATTGCTGTTAGTATACCTTTTTGTACATTTTTAAAACTAGAAACTAAACCACCTGTTAAGGCATCACCTGTTTCAGATACATCATCCATGTTAGTCTCAACATTCTTTAACTCATCTGCTGTTTCTTGCAGCTCTTGATTAGCCTGTTGATTGTCTACTTCTATGTTTATTTTGTATTTACCTATTTTCATAAGTCTTGTTTGTCAAATTTTGCAATTTTTTTAGCTAGATTAAACCCCTTTTTCCAATTATTAGGTAAGAAATGACTGCCTTGTGCAAATCTAATCCTCTCTGTTTCACCATTTACTACCTGTAAAAGCTCTATAATGTTTTTTAGCATCCTATTTATATAATACTTAATTGTTGGTTTTTTAACTTTTGCTCATATTCTTTATAATCAGCACCTATTGTCCAAGTATTTTCTCTCCACCATGATGTGATTATGTACTTTGTGCCTTCTGTAACTTCTTCTCCACTATGTTGCATGTACTCATTAGGAACTCCATGTTGTAAATTATTCCAAACTACAGCTTTACATGCTAATGGTTTTATTTCTTTATTAAGATGTGGAAAGTTTGTAGTGCCTCCACTAAAATCATCATTTAAATACAGCATAAATGTGTATGTTCTGTTACCACTTGACAAACAGTTTTTATCATAACTATTACCTTTAAAATAATCATTGTGTGATCTAAAGTATTGACCTTTGTTATACCTTTGTCCTTGTAATGATTCACCTTTGTGTAAAGGCTGACCTAAGTATTTAGCTATTCTTTTATGTAATGTTTCTACTGTTGGATCATTTGACCATAAATTAGATGTGTATGATGTTCTTGATTTATGATATTCATTTATAGTTTTACCTGATCCTACAACCATTGACTTATTTGCAAACTTATCTATCATATTCATAAGATACTTTGCTTCATTGTGTGTTATAAAGTTTTCAATTTCTTTCATTATGGACAATTTGTTGTAAATGGACCTGTTAATGTTTGTGCTGATGAGTTCCAATAGTAATAATTACCACCTTGATATTCTGCAAAATACCTATCTGAACCTAATAATGTGCTACATGTATTGTCTGTATATACTTGACTTGCAGCAGCTAATGTACTTGCATTTAAATATGCAGGTGCAGGTAACCCACTACATAAATCTATTACATAAGAACCTTGATACAAGCTAACTGTATGACATGATGTTGCAGGTGGTGGTCCAACTGGTGGAGGTGGTGTTGGAACTGTAGCTTGACAGTCTAAACAGTTTGCTCCTGCTGTACTTTCTTCTGTAAAAAAGTTAAAATTAGAGCTATTTAGCTCAGTTGGGTTAACACCTTGTGTATTATCTAACCATCTATAACATTCTGTACCATTAACTTCTTGTATTACCCAAAATGTACCTATTGCTATTGTGCTATATACAGCTATTATTGCACCTGTAGGATCATCACAACTTACAAACCTTGCATAATATATTGTAGCAGCAGGTGGCTGAGGTGGTGAAACAGGTGTTAAACAATTATTACCTCCATCAGCACATGCAACACCTACTGTTGTACCACTAGATAGAGTTGCTGCACCAACAATTTGATACCTTGTACTTCCTACAGTAACTGTATCATTAGCATTAAAAGTAACATCACTTGTTGTTTGTGAAGATAAGTAACCAGTTGTACCATCACTACACCTATCCATTGACCAATATTGTGTACTTCCTGTAACTGTTGGACATCCTGTTTGTCCTGTATCTGTTACATCTCCTACATTTGTAAATGATCCTCCTGATACTCCAACTGTAGTAACTGTATAAGGCATACCACATGGATCTGTAACTCTATCTCCAACACTTAATGATATACTGCCTGTACCACTTGTACTTTGATTTGTTCTGTACCCTGTTTGATTTGTATAACATTGTGTTAATTCATAAAAAGTAGGACATGCTGAATCAGGTGTTAAGTAAACAGTACCAACTTGTATTCCACTACCTGTTGTACCTAGTACTTTGTATCTAGGTCCTGATAAACTACCTGTTGCAACAATATCATTTACAGATAGTGATATTTGTGTAGTATCTTGTGTTGATATATAACCTGTATTTCCTGTACTACATTGTTCTAATTGATAATATAAAACATTTGAACAAGGTGTAGCAGGACATCCTAAAACACCAAGATCTGTAATTTGACCTATAGGATTAGGATATAAAACTGTATTAGATGTTGTGCCTGTAACAGTATAACATTTTCCTGTACTAGCATCTTGCACTCTAGATGCACTAGAAACAGTACTGCTTACTGTCAAACTAGGTATATCTGTAGTAGTTGTAGCTGTTCTTACAGTAGTAACAGTATCACAATCTCTTAATAAATAATAGTAAGTTATTGATGTACAGGAACATGCAGACAATGTGTCTAAGTCTATAGCTGCTACTTGATTTGTTGTGTTTTGTATAATATAACATGTACCATTATATTCTAATCTTGTATTGTTTCTTGTACTAGATGCACTATAACCATAAAAAGTAATAGCAGACTGACCACACTCTACCATAGCATAGTAATATGTAACACATGCAGATGTATTTAGACTGTCAATATCTATTGTTCCTGTATTACCACCTGATGGTCCTATAACATATGTTTGATTTTGATAACTAACAGTTCCTGTTTTTGAGCTATTACTACTAAAACCATACAATGTAGTTGCACTTCCAGTCAAACAAGCATTTAAAGAATAGTAGTATGCTGTTGTATTACCTGAACAAGTAAGTTGTGCAGGACTAGGTGTTGATGTTATTGTAACACTTGGTACAGTATCTTCTGCTGTAGCATTTCTTACTACATATTTTACTGCATTATCAAACACTTGTTGTGTTATTGCATATGTAGGATTATCAACTTCTGTAGATGTTCTGTAATTTGTTGTGTTATCACTACATTTTGTAAGACTATAATATTGAGTAGCATCAGGTGTTTGGTTTGAAGGACAATCTGTTAAACCTGTAGCAGATATTGCTACTGATGTATGTGTGTTTGGTGGATTGTTACCTGTTACTTTATAGCTATTTCCTGATCCATCTTGTACTCTTGCATTGTTAGCTAAGTTTAAAACTGCAAGTGTTGATGCAGATTCAAATGTATTGTTAGGACTTGCACATTGATATAATGTTAGAACATTTGTTAGAGGTGCATTTAGCTGTCCTTGTCCTCCTCCTGTTTCTGTTTGTGTTGCTGTTGCATCATTAACTGTTTCATTAAGTAGTTCTAATTGACTTGCACCTGATAATAAATCAGTTGTAATGCTGTTAATTTTATATCTATCACTATTTATTACTAGAGTATCTGCTAATGTAAAGTTTATAACAAACCTTTTTGGCAATCTTGCTGTTATTTTAGTTAGTCTTTTAGCAGAGTTAAATATACCTGATATATAAAATCTGTAATACTTGTCAAATAATGTTTCTGTAAAAGCTGTAGTAGAGTTCCATTCTGACAATTCTAAATCAAAATGCAAACCTTCTTTGCTTATTGTGCTATCTCTACTTACAAAATTAGAAGGCATCCAGTAGTCTGATATATCTGATATACTACTTGTACCTGTTTTTCCATTTAAAAACCTAATAGGATTTGTTAAGTTTACAAACTCACCTATAAACAATACTGGTTTATCAAAATAAGGCTCATTCTTTTCATCTGCCATAAAACCCCATTGTATATCTGTAAGTATACCATTAATTCTTTCATACTTTAAATGTGCAAAAGGTGCAGTTACTTCAAACTTTTGATCATTAGAGTTTAAGTTACCTGTTTCTACATATTTAGCAGAACCCCATTCTACACCTTGTGATTCCTTATGTTGATTTGCTAATGTTGCACCTGTATCTTCATATCTAAATTCTATTTCTCTATATGGTAGTGCTTTATTTACTTGTATAGTTTGTGGATCTACAAACTCTGTTATATCTCTAACAGTTCCACCATTATAAAAACTTTCAAGTGTTTTAACATGTATAATACCATCTTGTTGAAATGCAGTAAGATTAAACATCTTAAATAGACCAGTTAAAAAGTCTATAACTTTCATAGGTGGTATATTGTCTGATACAATAAACTCTTTTTCAAGAGGTATTGATACAGCACTACTAATTTGTGATGTATATGAATTTCCACTAGGACTTATACCTACAAATGCACAACTATCTATTGTAAATGCAGTTTGTGATTCTATGTGTAAGGTGTACCCCTCTGTACTCCTGTCAAGTTGTTGTGATATGTTTGCTGTTGTGTTTGATGATGCTGTAAATGTTTTTCTAATTACTTCTGCTGATCCTTCTTTTATAATAGCAGTAAACTCAGGATAACCACCTGAGAATTGAAACTCATATCTACCTAAAACAGTTTGATTAGGATTCATTGTAAAAACTATCAATGCATCATTGTTCATCTGCATAGAGTTGTTTTGTGTAAGTAATGGAAAACCTTTTATCTGTTTTTCTGCTATTGTTAGATCATCATATATTCTACCTTCTTTTTTCTGTAACAACATGTACATATTCTTGTATGCATCAGGACCATTTGTTAAACTAAAAAAGTCATCACTAAAACTAATCTCATCATATTGTTCTTCTATTGCTTTTACAATTAAGTGTGTTTTTATTGCATATGTTAAATCTTCAAAATATACACCATGTACATCATCTGCATTTTCTGTTACTGGAGGTCCAACATCAGATTGTGTTGGATAAAGGTTACCACCTAATGCAGTATTGTCTGTACCATCACTATTTGTATATGGAACTGCTGTACTAGAATCATAATAAAGTCTTTGTGTGTTTGTTATTAAAGGTGCTATTAGTGCTGCTGTATATTGTACAGAATCAGCTGTTATTGTTTTACCATTAGAATTTATTACTGTATTTCTAATTTCTGCTGCACTATATGTAGTGTTAAAGTTGTTTAACCATGACAATCCTGATAATTCATCATCTCCTAATAAGTCTTTTAGGTTTACAGTATTACCAAAAAAAGTAACTCTATATGATTTAGGTTTTAAGTTATCTAGATCTACACCTTCTAATACTATCTTACCTTCTCTATATGGTATTGTGTTTAGTTCTATTCTTGCATCTATTTTCTTTCTTGCATCAAATGTATAACCTTGTGATAAATTAAACCTGTAGTAATGTTTGAATATTTTATTGTTTGTTTCTGATGCAGGTAATGAGAAAGGTTTAGTAAAGTCAGTAAAAACTTTAGATACATCTCTTATGTTTTGTATTGTTTCTGTTAAACTTACACTTTCATCAGAGAATAGATCTACTTTCTGATTGTCTATATACAGTTGGAATTTACTCATTATCTAACACTATTTACTACATCATATGCAAACTCTAATTCTAAAGAGTAGTTTACAAGTTTGTCATTTACTTTTGTTTTTTTAGTTAGTGAACTTGTTACCACATTTACAGGATATACAGTACTTTGTATTTTTGCCCATACTTGTTCTGATAACATTAGCTGTTTTATTGTTTCAAATTGACCTTGATCTATATATCCAGTATTTAACTGTAGTGTTTCATTACCTTGTTTATTGTATACATATTTTTGATGTTTAGTAACAGAATATGTGTTTGCCTCTATAAGCATAGATTCATAATTTTCTTGTGTAGAGTTAAAACCTATTGTGTGTTTTTTGTTAAAATGAAACTCTTGTAAAGCTCCAAACTTGTTCATAAATACAACTTTAACAATATCAAAAACAGGCTCACAGATTCTTTCTATAGTTATTGTAATACCCCCTACTGTAACACTTGTGTCAGATGCAGAGACTGTAGAATAAGTTACACCATTTGATGATTCTACTGGTATATATGCATCTCCAGTTTCAGGTAAATACATTGTAGTTGCAGATTGCAATAATTGTGAACTTGATAACTGATGATTAGCACCTTCTAAAAATTCTGAGTATGCATCAAATCCATAAAGTGTGTGATTTTGTGTTTCTGATCCTATAGGTGAATCAGGTGTACCTGCTGCACTATTAGTTGCTCTTGTTGCTTTGTTGTTTGTGTAAAACTCTACTTTTATTGTTGCTGTAACTGTAAGACTTGCTAGTGTTGTAGAAGAATATGGAAAAACACCATCCCATGTTGGCTCTAAGTAGTCTCTTATAAGTTCTGAAACTTCAAATGTTATTCTGTTACTTGTTGTATCTTTTGATATTACATATCTGTCTACACCACCTATTGTAATAGTAATATCTGCTGATGCAGCAGTAGTACTTGATGTGTGATCAATAAAAAATGGAGATCTAAGTCTTGCTAAATATGTTGCCATTATTCTGTTGTAAATTTTAAAAAGTTATCTATGTCTAATTCATATTTGTTTATAAATTCTTTTGGTAAATTTTTGTATGCTGCTTCAAAGGCATTTGTAAAAAAGTAAGTAGGCTCTAAACCTTTCATAAATATAGATCTAGCAATTAGATATGTTATAGACTGTTTAAATCCTACACTACTAATTGATCTACCTGCAAACCTGCCTTTATTTCTAGGTGCTAAACCTTTTTTTACAACCCACTTATCTAATGATTTAGGTGGTGGCATTTTAGTAGTATACTTATATGTAGGTAGATTTAGCTTTCTTTTTCCATGCTTCTTCTTCTTACCATCTACACCTGCATCTTGATAAGCACCATAACCTTCCATTTCAAAGTCTAACTCAAAAGAATTAGGATTTACTTTTACATCTGCTTTAATAGATCTAGATAGTTTACCTGATGCTTTTTGTTTTTGTAAATTTGCTTTTGCACCTTTAACTACTTCTCTTGCAAAATCCTCTAACACTCTTTTAGTTTCATCAAATTTCATTAGCAATAGTTTAGATCATTAAATATTTCTACTGTAAATGTTGTTGCCCATCCTGCTAACACATTCTCAAATCTGTCAAAGAAAGGTTCACATGTTGCATCTCCTACAAGTTGGTAACCATCTTCATACATCTGTCCTTTTCTTAGTCTTGTTATAAGTCTGTTAGAGACTGATAGTTGTGTGTTTAGTATGTCATGTGTATTTGTGTTACCTAAAAATAAGTCATCAACAAAATCTTTATTACTATCTACTTGCTCCATTGTAAGTATTGTAAAACTAAACTGCATAGTCTTTTCTGCATGTACTACATTGTCTATTATCATATGTGCAAGAGGAAACATTGTCTGTTTACCTAGATCAACATCTGTTATATTTCCAAATGTCATTGTTTTTATACTAGGATTGTTAAGTAATTCATCCTTTATTTCATTAACTACTAAATAAAATCCTCTTTGTGCTTTATCTGCCATGCTTTCTTTTTAATCTTTGATTCTCTAATGTTTGTTTTTCATTTACAAATTCTAAATACATTAAGATTTTGTGTAATCTTTGTTCTGAGATATGTTCAAATCTTGTAACATCTCCTTGAGCTGCTTGGTAAAATGATGTATACCAACCCCATTTTCTGCTAAACCCTGCTTCAGATGAGTGTCCTCCTTCAGTACCCCCTTCTGCAAATAGTCCATCATAACTACTGACAACTCTTTGCCTAAATTCATTAAAAAAAAAACAGCACCTAGTGCATATGCTAGTGGCATCTCTTTCATGGTATCATCAGTTATAGCAGTATATTCTTTTATGTTATATCTGCCTTTTACACTAATTTCAACTGGTCTATACAATACCTGCATAGCTTTATGCATTTCTTGCCAGTCTCCTAGATATGAATCAAGATCTACAAATTCACCAAAACTAATTTCATCTAAGTTTGGTATAAATCCATAGTTTACTCCTTTTAGGCTAAACTGTTTTGTTAACTTTTGATCTTCTGTAAACATTATACCTAGATCTGTTACTATGTCTTGTACATCTTTAAATCTCATCTTCATAACATAATCTAGTCTTGTTCTACAAAAGATCTCTATCATTTTTTGTGCAACAAAGACTTCATCTTCATTGTCCTTCTCCATTTTTAAATATTTCTGATACTGACCTAATGTTATTTCTGTTAGGCTTTCAGGTATCCTTAGTGTTAGTTCCATACCTATATAATACAAGATTTAAAAAAATTTAAAAAAAAGTTATTAAAAAGTTTGGTCATATTATAATAATGTATTATATTGCAGTATAATTTTAGAAAAACATATTATGAAAGACTTAAAAGAATTAGAAAAATACTTTAACCAACCATTATGGTTAATTACCTTATTACTATGTATCTTGACAACAGGTTTGGTTTTCCTTATGTCATATGTAGATTCATTGTAATGTTTTTCATATTAATTAGTTTATAACAAGGCACTTTATGTGTACAGGAGAGGAGGTCCTAGATCTCCCTCCTTTTTTTATTTTATAGCATATCTACCATAATTAGGATATGATAGTTTATGTACTACAGAATATCTAAGTGCATCACAAAAGTGATTATTAAGATCTAGTGGTTTATTAGTAGGATTGCCATTTCTATCTTCTACATATTTGTAACTTTCTAGTTCTCTTATTGCATTAGTGCTATCTTTTGTTACATGTAGTTTGTATCTTCTAATCATGTCTATTCCATAATTAATCTCATACTTCTTCTTGCCTTTTATATTCCATCCCATTCTATAGATCTCCTCTATACTTTTAGGTTCACTAGAATCAGCAAATATCTCATCCCTTCTATCTAATCCTAATGCTTCAAACTTTCTAGCAAGATCTTGATTAGTTAATCCTGTCTCATATAAGATCTCTCTAACATACATGTTGTCTCCTTCTATGTAAGTCTCACACATAGCTGAACTGTCTGATGCAAATCCAAAGTCTAATCCTCTAGACACAAGTTTAGCTGTATCAGGTATGTCATTACAAATACTAAACTTAAATACAAGTGATCTGTTTTGTCCTCTTAATCCTAATCCATATACTCTGTATAATTCAGGATCTGTTTCTTTTAATCTTAGTAGTTCTTGTCTTAGTGTATCTGATATAAATGGATTCTGCATAAATGTAGAAATGTGTAATTGACAATCAGGTCTCTCTAACACTTTATCATATATCCAATGAAACTGATCATGTGGATTGTAGTCTATGATAACAGATACCTGACCTTCTACACCATCTGTTCTAAACAGTAATTGATTCCATGATTCTAGGTCTACTTCATTAGCCTCATTTACAAATAAGAGATCTCTTTTTCTACCTCTAACTCTAGATCCCATATCTAAGCTAAAAAACTCTATTAGGTTTCCATTTAACCAATACTCATTAGATGTCTTGTTATGATAGATCTCTGAATACAGTTCATTCTGCTTTAGGATCTCTAGAAAGTCTCTTAAAACTGATGCTTTTAAACTAGGTAATGTTTTTCTGCATATAGATATAACTCTACCTGTATGCCTATTGCAATAGCTAAATATAATCCATAATAATGTATTGTAAGTTTTGCCTGATCTACTAGATCCCTGTAATGCTACTATTTTGCTTGTGCTTGATTCTAATACTTCAAATACAACATTAGTCTGTATCTGTTTCATCTTTTAGGATCTTTACCTCAAACATCTTATCACCTATAGTATCTACTTCTTGTCTTTCTATATATCCTCTTTTCTTACCTTTAGTTTTTAGGTAGAATAGAATTTCAGCAGTTTTACCTTCTTTTATATTACTTAGTAATTGATGTTCTGCAAAGTCTAATAATCCTTCTTTTACTTCATCAACCTTTCCTGCAAATTCATTATCCTTCATCCAATCATAGAAAGTCTGTCTAGAGATATTAGCTGCCTTACATGCTTTGCTAACATTCCCCATCTTACTTGCAAATACTTCTAAAAATTCATCTCTATTTTTAGCCATTTTTCTTTTTTGTCTATTTTTTGTCAGATTTGTAAAGTTTCTTCCTCCTGATCTTCACTCATTTGTATAATAGCCTCCTCATACATTTCTTTTACTATTGTTGATAACTTTAACAGATCATCTTCTGATAAATACTTTAATTTAGGTTTTATAAAGTCTATTCTTTCTGCTGCAACATCTTCTTCTAAATCTTGTACAACTGCATGATACCACTCTAATAAATGTGGTGAATATTTACTATATATTTCAAAAGAGTTTAGGCTATGTATAACACTAGCATGATTCATAGTATAATTATACTCTGCTGCTAAGTCTTGTATTTCTCTAAGTGTAAATCTATAGAACTTCTTTAATACTGTATATAATAAAGATCTTACCTCTACTACTTCCCTTCTTCTTGTACTTTCAAATATGTTGTATCCTGATAATAGTTCTATTTCTTTTACAAGATTTCTAATCCTACTTTTTGTTCTCATGTTTTAACAATTTACTGTAACACCTTTAGATTGCATACA